AGCCATTGGTTACCCCATAATTATTTGTTTTTAAATTTTTATCACCTCAACATGTTTATGGGGTATTTATGCTTTTATCGATTGCAAGCTCCAGCTTCTACTTTTTCTCTTATATATTTAATCTGTTCTTTTGACAAGATAGAATATGCTTCTTTTGCTTTTTGATAACCATAATTAAAATAAATTTTCACAGCTTCGATGTCAGCATCTTTATCTTTCTTAATCCACTTAGCATACCTCTTCTGTTTTCTAACAGAAGAAAAGAGATAATCATGCTGCATAAGATTGTCAAGATGATAGTTCATATTCATTTCTTGAGCATGAAAAATTGTATCTTTGAAATAAGATAATCCTTTGTTTATATTGAAAGCATTATACGCCTTCTCATTTGTTTCATCAATCAAACGCTTCTTATCATAAGTAATAGAGTTGATGATGTCAAATGGTGTCATTGGAATTCACAATCTTTCATAATTTCAGTCAAACAAGCAACAAGATTAATTTCTGGATTAGCAGAGAAAGCAGCCTGATACTGGTATTTAGCTACGATCAAAACTAATTGTGCTACGCCTGTAGCTTCAAGGAAATTTGAAGCTTGATCATAAAGCTTACGATAGATCTCGTTCTGATCAAGATCAATGTTGTTCGCAACCCACTTACGAATCTCAGTGAAATTTTTATCACGAAGAAGATTTACCAATTCCTTGATAGAAATTTCTTGCATATTAGCAAGAATACCAGTATCAATTTTACCTGTAGCTGCATAACGTTGTAGTTCATTAAGAACACGACGCCAGTCAGGGAAGTGCTTCTGAATAACTTCAGCAACAACTGCCTTATCATATGGAATAGCTTCAGTTTCAAGGATAGTGTTTACTCGCTTCATAAATTGCATAGCGAGCTTGGCCATATCTTTCTTACTGATCTTGAAGTCTATGACAGAACATCTCGAGTGAAGAGGTTCGATAATGCGATTCTTGAAATTACAGGTGAGAATAAACCCACAGTTCCTTGAGAACTCTTCCATAAAATTGCGGAGTGCAGGTTGAGTAGAGTTGGCATTGAGGTAGTCGGCTTCATCCAAGATAACGTATTTTCGTCCACCTGAGAGTGAAACAGTTGAGGCAAAGTTGAGGATTTCGTTTCTAAGTGTGTCGATGTTGCCATTCATAGATCCATTAATTACAATGTAGTCACATTCAAGCTGTTCAAGCATAGCTTTAGCAATAGTTGTTTTACCAACACCTGCAGAGCCAGATAGGATTAGATTAGGAATATTGCCTTGATCGACAAACTGTTGAAACACTGCCTTCAAATCAACAGGTAAAATAGTTTCATCGACAGTTTTAGGGCGATACTTTTCGACCCAGAGAAATTCTTCAAGCATCACATTACCTCATAATAAAAAGTGAGAGGAACTATAATAGCCCCTCCCGAGTAAAAAGTCAACTATTAATTATAAGTTGAATTTGCCTCAACTACAATCCAATATTCAATCGTTTCCCCCTTAAAATGAGAGATACCCTTTGAACAAATTGATACTTCATAATCGCCTGGAATTACCTTGATATTTTCAGCCTTAAACAAAGCACGAAAATTCTTATCAGTTGTACCAATTACAATAGAAAAAGTATCGCTAGTTACATTCTTAGAATCGACCGCCTGGAGATAAATGTTAACACCATCTCCGGTAACAGCAATTTCAGGAGTGTCAAGAATGCCAAGCTGCTTCTGAACAGAGCGAAGAGCTGTCATGGTAATCTTACATGTTGCATCAATTGTAGGAAGAACGATAGGCTTTTCCGGAGGAACCTTAATGCCAGACTCATCTGCGTAAGCCAAACGAGTGCTTTCGTCCTTATCAGTTTCCTTGATGACAACATTACTATCATTAAAGGTAAGCTCTGCCTTCTCATAAGAGGCAACAGAATTAATGAAGCGACCAAGGTTATACATAGCGAAACGCTTTGTAAACGTGTCAGGCACAGTAGCCTTAGCAACAATCGTCTTACCAGTTGAGATAGTGGTAAGAACATTTCCCTCCTTGACTACAAGAGAGGGATTGATAGAATAAAAATTCTTGAGGATTTCAAGAGTTTTAGCGTTCAAATTCATTACGACATATCCTTCACAATTTGCATAATTTGACCAGGTGTTTCCTTGCAAGACATAATCTTGCCATTCTTAAGAACTAGAGCCGTTACATTAGGACGATCATCGTTCATTTGAATCAACATAGAAACTGGCTTAGTATAACGTTCCATAACAACAATTTCAGAAGGATCGATCCAAAATTCATAGTTAGGTTCTGGGTGTGTCAAAGAAATCAACATATTATAATTATCCTTATAAATTATCAGTTGTAGTAGCAAGTGCAGTGATATGAGTTTCTAGACTAGTTTTAAGATAAACTATCTTATCACCATCTTCAAGAAAATCTTTCATCTGTTTCTTAATTTCTTCAATTTCGGTTTCATAATTTTGATCGTTTACATAAACAACATACTTCATCACAACCTCACTTCTTCTTTTTTCCACCAAGGGCGCCAGGATCAGCGGTAGCTGCTGCACCAATAGATGCAAGATCAGCAAGAGAACCACCGAAAATATAAGAACCAACGTGCTGCATCTTCATCCAAGGACAAAACCAAGTTTTAAGACCAATCGCCTGAACCTTCTGACAGAACCAATAATCTTCTGAAAGATAACGCTTAGAAATAGGATCAATTTCTGCCTGGAAATATTGAAGAATTTCTCGCGAACCATCAAATGCTTCTGTACGAACATGATCAGGTTTATAGCTAAACTGAGGATAACTTTCAGCAAACTTCTTAAGAGCATTTTTACTGATCATCATAAAACCAGTGCCAATTTCAAGAACTTCTACTGGCTCACCAAGAGGAATAGATCCAGTACCGTTCTTGGGATTAAAAACGTAATCACCAACAAACTTCTCAAGAACATTAGGATCTTCGTCTGCCATTCCCTTATCAACTGCAAGCTTAATCTTTTCCCAGCTGATACACTTCTTAGGATAAGGTCCACCAATAATATCATACTTCTCTGGTTCCTGAGCTTGAAGCGCCATCAAAGCAATAACATCCTGAGGATTGAATCCGATGTCAGAGTCAATAAACATAAGATGTTCAGCATCAGAACGCATGAACTCGTCTACGCAATAGTTACGTGCTCGAGTGATCAAAGATTCGTTGAACAGGTAGTAGTACTGGAGCGGAATACCATACTGCGTACAAATAGCAGACAAATCAGCTGTCGACTTAGCAAACATACCAGCGCACATACCGCCGTACATAGGAGTTGCAACAAACAGCTTACGCTCACGAAGCATTTCAATAGGTACATTAATTTCCATACTTTATTCACCTTTCTTATAAAAAAACAATTGTATAAATAGTATTGCTAAGAGAGCGGCACTACTTACCACGATAATGATCATTATACAAACACAATAGCGTGTAATGTAAAGTCTTCATCAAATCATCTTTATTATTGCCGTTCTTCTTACCATAACGCCAAAGATACTTTAGAGCTGTGTTGCGAAAAGTTGGAGTGGCATCATCTAGAGCAATCCACGCATCGAAACACTGAACATTATTTTCAGTTTGATAGTGTTCGTCATACGTCTTATCTATATATTCAACAAAATCAGCAATAATCTTATTTTCAGCATATTTGTATGAATTTTTTACTGGCGGGATCAAATTTGTTTCTCCATAAGAAGCAGTTACGTTAGTTGGCTCAAGTTTATCGTCCATACCATATACAACCTTAACATTATCCATTATAAACCTCAATATTCAATAGGATCTTGCATCCCTTTCTTCCAAAAATAATACTGAACATTGGGAGCGAGTTGCTTCATAATTTTCAGTACGGGTTTGTTATCTTCATAGTGAATTTTTACATTTTCTTTGATCATGATATTAGCTTTAAACGTAGCAGCATTTAAAACTGATCTAGAACTTTCAAGAAGATAAAGATCGATCACACGTTCAGGATAATATTGATCAAGCCACATTTTAGTTGCTGCGTACACTTCTCCTTCATTTTTACGTGCGGATACTGCAATGAAACGAGAATCTTTGGGAACTAAAAGAGGAGTAGCATTACGGTACCACTCAACCAAAAACCTCTTTCTATCAGAACGTTCAAACTTATTCATACGTCCCCACTTCTTTTCTGAGAGTGGTGGACCTTCGGCCAGAACGCCATCAATATCATATGATACTATCATTCTCTCACTTTGTCAAGTTGATTTTTCCAAATAGCTTGCCTTTCTTCAACAGAAAGCTGAATAAACTTTTCTATGTCGGCAGTATCATTAATAGCGTAGCACCAATCAAGACCAGCGTTGTTAGGAGGAGCCAATACAGGAATTCCAGCATATAGCGCATGATATGCACGACCCGTGTGCCATCCAGTTTCTTTATGTTTTTTATCATAGATAGCCAAACATCCATAGTAGTCGCGATAAAACTTACGTCGATCTTTTTGTTGAGGAACATCAACAAGAGTCAAATTAGGATAATCTTCCCACTCTTTTGTTTTACCAGCAATTTGGAGATATGAAGATTTTCCGAAATTTTTGAAATAAGCAGCTCGTCCACTGTTACGCCCGATGTAAACAACCTTGGGAATAATACCTGAAGAAAACGAATCAGCTTCCATATATTTATCCATGGCGACATGCATAAAACCAACACCTTTGGGAGCTTTCAGTGCTTGAAGTGTAGCATCAGCGTTTACTGCATTCGCAAGGATAGTCCAGCGTTCCCAGTCTTCATTTTCAACCATATTCCAAAGGAACGAAAGATCCGGATCATCACAAACAAACCAAACAAATTTTGAATGATTCTTAAGATAATTAAGAGTTACTTCCCAATCCTTACCATAGAACTGAAGATTAGTACCACCAAATTCATAACAGAGAATATCAAAATATTCGTCTTGCTTATCAAGTCCTTCGTCTTTAGTTGCAGTAGTAGTATTTGAAAGAAGAACAATTCGATGACCATCTGCGAAGAACTTCTTAAATAAAGCAATACGCTTATCTACCCAGGCTCCACGAATACCATCTTCATTGTTAGTAAGACCGATCTTACCAGCTACCCTTCGGTAGCCGATAATTGATCCAGTATTACGCTTGTTGGATTCATTAAACCAATCAAGATCAGATGGTTCGTCAAAGAATGAATGTAAACTCAAAAGAAATCCTCCAATGAAGAAGCTACTTCCTTACTATAAGGATCAGCGATATTATGCTTCTTCATATAATCATACCACTCTTGCTCTTCCCACATACCTGCTGATACACCGTTCCAA